GAGGATTCCCGCCGACTGCACCGACTTTGACGCTGAGATCGAAGACCTCATCGAAGCCGCCCGCGCCGCGATGCGCGCGGGCGGCGTTGCCGATTCCGTAGCCGCCGACGATTCGAACGGCACGGTTCGGCTCGCGGTGAAGGTCTACTGCAAGGCGAACTTCGGCATGGACAACCCCGATGCCGACCGCCTTGCTCAGAGCTTCGAAGAGCTGCTTACCATGATGCGCGGAAGCTCGGAGTTCGGGGGCTCGTCATGAGCATGTGGGCTGGCACGTGCCAGCTAATAACTAAGGCCGTCAAGAAGGACGAATACGGCGTGCAGCAGGTGCAGGAGACGAAGCGCAAGGTCTTCTGCAACGTCTTCTCTATGGGCGATGCCGCCTACTACGCCGCCGCTGCCGCTGGCATCCACCCCGAAGCAGTGTTGCAGATTCGGAAGAGCGCCTACAACGGGGAGCGGCTAGTCGAGTTCGAGGGTGCGCGGCTCACGGTCGCGCGCGTTGACAGGTCAAGCCCCGACTTCGTGCGGCTGACGCTCGCAGAGGTGGTGGGCGACCGTGGCTGAGCAGAGCATCGAGCGTTTCATACGAAGCTGCATGAAAGAGTGCGTGGACGATAACGTTTCCGCGCTCGCGGAGAACTCGGCGGAAGCCGGAAGGCGCGCGGTGAAGCTCCTGAAGCAGAAGAGCAAGGTTCGCACCGGCGCTTACAAGAAGGGCTGGAAGGCCGACGTTACGACCGACGATACGGGCACCGAATGCACCGTGCACAACCGACGCTACCAGCTAACGCACCTTCTGGAGAACGGCCATAAGATCACGAACCAGACCGGCGAGTATTACGGCGACGTTCCCGGCGACGGAGTTATCGCCGAGGTGGCAGACCAGGTGGCGCGCGAGTTCGCGGACATGGGGGGCGATGGCAGATGATCGGGCTAGACGAGCTTTGCGGCATTCTCGATTCGCTCGGCATACCGTGGGCTAACCAGCGCTTCGCGGACGGAGAGGAACCCGCGCCGCCCTTCATCTGCCTTGTTGCTGGGTACAACGAAGCGGCCTATGCGGACAACAACACCTACCTTTCGTGGATGCCCTACGATATCGCGCTCTACACGCGGCACCGCGACTACGCGAACGAGCAGCGCATACGCGATGCGCTCGAAGCCGCAGAGTGCCCTTACACGCTTGGCATTACCGAGATTGATTCAGAAGAGCTTACCGAAGCGGCGTTCACCGTGAACGTCGCCGAGAGTTAGGAGAGAACAAATGGCACGAAACGGATTCTTCGGCGTGAAGAACTCGCATTTCGCGATCTGCACCGACGAAGACGCGCTTACCTACGAAGACCCCGTGCACGTCGCGGGCACAGTCGCTATCAGCATGGAGCCGACCGTTGAGACGGCGACCAGCTACGCCGACAACGAGCCTTGGCTTGACAAGCAGCAGGACAACGGCGGAAGCGGAACCATGAGCTTCTACGACACCGAGGGAACGGCAGAGCTTCGCCAGCTCATCGCAGACCTCGTGGGCTACGAGATTGCGCAGGACGGGCGAACCATCCTGAGCGCAGACCGCACGCCAAAGAAGTTCGCCTTCATGTGCGAGCAGCCGGGGCACGTGCTCGGTCGCCGCCGCTGCCTTCTCATGTGCCAGCTCTCGAAGCCGACGCAGGAGCTTAACACCGTTCAGGACACGCCGGAGATTACGCAGCTCGATTACCCGTTCACGTGGCGACCCGTCACCATCCCGAGCACCGACATTCGCACGAGCGGCTATGACAGCTTCACCGGCCTTGCCGACTACGATACTTTCTTCGATGCAGTCAACATCGAGCTTGCGCACAAGACCCCGTCCGAGTAGGAGGTTGCGAATGGTTATCAAGGTTGGCGAAAATGAGTTCGAAGCGACCTTCAACGCGTTCACGCCGATTGCCTATTCCCGATGCTTCAACGAGGTTGTCGAGGGCGGTAGGAAGCGCCCGAAGGACATTGCGGATGCGGTTTCTAAGATCGCCGGTTCCCTCATGACTAGCGACGTGCCCGCTATCGTCCCGCTGCTCGAAATCTTCTACGCGTGCATCAAGACCGCAACGCCGAAGTTCGATACCGGATTCGATGAGTGGGTTTCTTCCTTCCCATCGGACGCGTACAACTTGGAGCGCAAGGACGGTTGGGCTTCCGACGTGATGCGCATTGTCGAGGACAACTTTTTTCCTTCGGCGAAAGAGGACGTGGAAGCCGCGCCCGCCGAAGAGGAAAGCGCCGCCGCTGCCAAGCGAGCTTAGCGACGCGTGCGACGCGCGATACATCTACAACTGCCAGCAATGCGGCCTGACGCTATCAGACCTTCAGATGATGAGCTACCGGCAGGTTCAAGACCTGTTGGAGATCAACGCTTTCTACGCCGACGCTGCGGCGCACTACGACGAGGACGAGAAGGCGCGCAAGGCCGAAGCCGCGTTCTGGTCATGACGTGACATGAAGTGAGTTCTTGACGGCAGCGCACCCGCGAGGGCGCGTTGCTTCAAGCACTCATGGGACTTTGACAACCGAAGAGGGGTGATTACGTGGCGGTCACTTACAAGGGGCTTGTTATCAAGTTCGGCGGCGATACTACCGAGCTGCAAAGCGCCCTGAAGAAGGTTCAGCAGGCATCGCGCGACACCCAAAGCGACTTGCGCGATATCAACAAGGCGCTTAAGTTCGACCCCGGCAACACCGAGCTGCTAGAGCAGAAGGTAAAGGCTCTCAACTCGGCATACGGCGAGACGAAGCAGAAGCTTGACGCTTACAAGCAAGCACTCGCGCAGCTAGAGAGCAAGAAACAGAGCGGCGCGCAGCTCACCGCTCAGGAAGAACGGCAGTACGACAGCCTGAAGCGCGCGATCATGCAGTGCGAGCGCCAGCTTGACAGCTACGGCAGCGAGCTTGCGGACACGACGAGACAGGCCGAAGGCTCGAAGACAGCGCTTGGCAAGCTCGGTCAGACCATCGAGGACAACGCCGACGCTATTTCAAATGCAGGGTCTAAGGTTTCGAGCGCAGGAACCGCTTTGTCTGGCGGCATCATCGGTGCTGCTGGCGCGCTTACCGGCCTTGCATCGAGCCAAGAGGAAGCCATACAGCGCAGCGGTCAGCTCGAAGTTGCGTTCACTCAGGCGGGAAGCACCGCCGAGACGGCGCAAAGCGTCTATTCGAGCTTCTACCGCATCCTTGGCGAGGAAGACACCGCGACAGAAGCGGCGCAGAACTTGGCGCGCCTGACCACCAACGAGCAAGAGCTTCAACAGTGGACAGACATTGCCGCTGGCGCGTTCGCGGTGTTCGGCGACGCTCTACCTATCACCAACCTTGCCGAGGGCGCCCAAGAGGCCGCTTCCACCGGGCAGGCCGTTTCCGGTCTATCCGATGCCCTCAATTGGTCGAAGATTTCCGCCGACCAGTGGAGCGCCGCGCTTTCTGGAAACTCGGCGGCTCAGGCCGCGTTCAATCAGGCGATAGCCGAGGGGCAGACGAAAGAAGACGCGTTCAACGCCGCCCTCGCGTCGTGCAGCGACCAGCAAGAGCGGTCTACGCTCATCACCGAAACGCTCAACGGGCTTCTCGGCGAAGCGGGGCAGCAGTACCAAGAGACGAACAAAGACCTTCTCGCTTCGCGCGATGCGCAGAACGAGATGAACCAGAGCATGCAGGAACTCGGCGAAGCGGCAATGCCAGTCAAGACCGCCGTAACCGAGATCGGGACGAGCCTTCTTAACACGCTCGCGCCCGCGCTCGAAACCGTCACGGGCTGGTACAAGAGCCTGTCGCCAGAGCAGCAGACGCTTGTTAACAACCTCGCGCTCGGCGCGGTCGCCTTCGGCGGCGTG